TTGCATCTAGTATATTTAATTCTGCTGCGGTTGCACCTAGAGCAGTTGTTCCATCATTTAATGATCCATAGGTAACTGCACCAGTTGTTGAGATTGCACCAGCACCAACATCAATACTTGTAAATCCAGAAGTAATACTACCAGAGTTTAATGCGCCTACTGACACTAGGCCAGTCGCAGTAGTTATTGAATTTTGTGTTGCAGTAGAAACTGTACCGGCCAAATTACCAGTTACGTTACCAACAAATGCTGTTGATGTAATACTTGTTGCACCAGTAACTACACCAGCATCAATGATAATAGCACCATCAAGAACAATCTGTTGACCTGACAGTGGTGTAATTAACAAGTCAGTACCAGCAGTTGAACTTAATGTATTACCATTTATATTAAGATTATCTATTTGAAGTGCAGTAAGTGTACCAACACTAGTAATATTTGTTTGGGCTGCACCAGTAACAGTTGCAGCAGTTCCAGATGCGTTACCAGTTAATGCACCAACAAATGAACTTGACGTAATACTTGTTGCACCAGTAACTACACCAGCATCAATGATAATAGCACCATCAAGAACAATCTGTTGTCCATCTAATGGCGTAATTAATAAATCAGTACCAGCAGTTGAACTTAATGTATTACCATTTATATTAAGATTATCTACTTGTAATGCTGTTAATGTTCCTACTGAAGTAATAGCAGTCTGAGCAGCACCAGTAACAGTTGCGGCTGTACCAGATGCGTTTCCTGTTACGTTACCTGTTAAAGCACCAGCAAATAGTGTTGCAGTTAATAGACCACTACTACTATTAAATGTTAGGTTTGTACCACTCTTGGGTGGTAAATCGCCTGTTGCCGCAGTTGCAAATAATGGGAAACAAGTTGTATCACTTGACTCATCTGCTACTGTAACAGCAGTACCAACAGATGCCAAAGCAACTGCGATATTTGCAGTACCGTCAAACGATGTTCCACCGATAGTTCTTGCTGTTGCTAGTGCAGTTGCAGTTGCGGCAAGTCCTACAGCAATATTGGCACTACCATTAAATGATGTACCACCAATTGTTCTAGCAGTTGCAAGTGTGGTTGCAGTATCAGCATTACCTGTAACATCACCAGTTATATCACCAACAAATGCAGTAGATGTAATACTTGTTGCACCAGTAACTACACCAGCGTCTATGCTGATTGTTCCGTCTAATAGAATTGCTGAACCAGATGCTGGTTCAATATTAATTGCTGCTCCAGAATCTAAAGTCAATACACCAGCGGAATCAATGTCTACAGTACCATCTGCTGTTATTTGGATATTTCCGGCCGCTCCAGCAGCATCAGTTGTAACAATGCTAAGAGTACCAGCAGCGCCTGCTGTAAATACAACAGTATCACTAGTGTCGCCTGTCATAGTAATAACTTTACCATTAACAGCTACGTCATCAACAGTAAGTGCTGTTAATGTACCAAGTGAAGTAATGTTTGTTTGTGCAGCAGTAGATAATGTACCAGCAATTGTACCACCTGATACATTCAACCCAGCACTGAACACTGGTATCTGGTTCATAGTGACAACACCACTAGATGAAATTACAATTGAGTTAGCATCACCAGCAGAACCGACAAATCCACCGTTAGGTATAACCAAGTTTCCACCGATAGTTAAAGGGCCATCAAGATCAAATCCGACTAATCCGCCACCGCCGAGACTTAGAGATGATGAAGTCTCTGACATAACACGGCCGCCGTCCTCCCTTAGTAGATCGCCAACTTCATTTTCCAATTCAATAGCTTCAAAGTCAGTGCCTGCAGCTGTAATTACACCAAGATTTTTGACTTTAATGTCACCGCCAATAACTGCATCTTTAACAACAGACAAACCACCGTCAGTCTGCAATGATCCATCTGTTGTAGAAGTTGCTGCCGTACTGTCGTCAGTTTTTATAATTCCACTAGCAGTTAGTGCGGCTGTAGTAACTGCGCCAGCAATATCAACGGCACCGCCAATAACTGCATCTTTAACAACAGACAAACCGCCGTCAGTCTGTAGTGAACCATCAGTTGTAGAAGTTGCTTGTGTAGCATCATCGGTTTTGATAATTCCACTAGCAGTTAGTGCGGCTGTAGTAACTGCGCCAGCAATAACACCTGTGCCTGAGACATCCAAATTACCATTGACATCAATCAGAGTTGCATTAATTTCTATTTCTGTATCTGATACTAAATCTAAAACTCCATCTGCACTTTGATGAATGTATGTTCCAGAGTCACCAAACTGAAGTTGTCTAGTTGAGTTAATTAACAGGCCTGTATCTGCAACATGAGTTAATGTTGTATCTTGGTCTGCACCAAAGTAAATTATTGAACTATCTGCAAGATAAAGGTCAGACCATTCCAATGATGTTGTCCCAAGTGTTGCTCCATCTGTACTTGATGGTGAAATACTAGTCGCAACCAGAGGAGCAGTTAAAGTCACCACTGTTGCAGTTGCACTAATACCGCTGGTCAAAGACGATGCATCTCCAATTAGAGTATAAATCTCTAAGAAATTATCATTAACTTTATCGATAGCTACTCGTAAAGTATCTCCAGTGCCATCGTCTACAGCACTACCTATTCCAATTGATTGATTTGCCATCTAAATTCTCCTAATACTATTTATAATCATGTAGGATCACCAAATGGATTTGACTCACTGAAGTCCAGTACTGTATCATCTAATGTATCAAACAATTCATTTTGTGAGGTCTTGTCATTCACATAATCACCAATATAGTAGTCTTCAGATATAATATATTCATCACTACCAGTTTCGAGTAGGATACTTTCACCAAACGACGCTGGATCGTCATCTGCACTAATTGTTACAGCATCTACAGTAACATTAGATATATCAGCAGTATAATAAGATCGATCTACAGTTAATCCTTCACCAACAATAGTTGCCTGTTCAAGAGTAATCTGATAGTCAGAACTTGCGGTTGAGAGAGAAGTTTCAATTGCGTCAATTTCAGTAATACCTGTATCAAGAGCTTCTGAACCGTAATCAAACAGGCGGCATCGCATCTTGTAAACTGGGTTATTATCCAATTGATGGAAAGGTTCATCATGATCCACAAAGTTAATCTCAAATAGTTTCTTGAGTACCGGGTGATAAATCGCATCACCCTCTAGGGGACGATCAGCATCAGTCGCATCAGATTCGTTTAGAATATAAAATATCTCACCCGCTAGTGCAGATTCCGTAATTGTACCAGATTCCAATTGAATAGAACCAGACGATGTTGAGTCTGTTGCTGTTTCGATTTGTAATTGTTTTGTCTTCTCTTGGAACCTTGTCTTACTTACAACAAAGGTTGCTTCACTTAGGTTCTGTAAACCGAACTGAGACATCAGTTCTTGTTCTCCAGCATAACCACCACCAGAATCTTCCATATACATTTCGATAAGAGACTGGGTGTTAAACTTAGATAGTGCGTCTTCGCCAAGCACTTTGTCTTCTGCAACTAGTGTCCGGTCAAGATAATATACATCATGACCGTGAATTTGAATTGCTTCTGCAATCAAGTTGGCGTATAGTGATTGTTCAGCTGTAGCTATTTGACCTGTGGTCATACGTTTGTACTCCCTGCATCACCAAATGGATTTGACTCATTAAAGTCCATTACAGTATCATCCAATGTATCAAACAACTCATTTTGAATTGTCTTATCCCTTATTACATATTCTTCACTTATAAGGAACTCATTGCCACCAGTTTCAAGTAGGATACTTTCACCATACGAAGCAGGATCGGAGGACAATATTGTAGTATCCAAAGATATATCTACGGAAGAGAGGTCCAAATCAATAAAATCTAAAGTTAAAGGTTGGCCAACAATTGATGAATTTTCAAGAGTAAACTGATATTCAGAACTTGCACTTGATAGAGAATCTTCGATTGCGTCAATTTCAGTAATACCAGTACTAAATTCTTCTGAACCGTAATCGAACAAACGACAACGCATCTTGTATACTGGATTACTGTCTAACTGATGAAAAGGATCGTCGTGATCTACAAAACTAATCTCAAACAATTTCTTTAGCGTTGGATGATAAATTGCATCACCCTCAAAAGGACGGTCTGCATCAGTTGCATCAGTTTCATTTAAAATATAAGATATTTGACTATCAGATACCGTACCAGATTCCAATTGAATAGAACCAGACGATGTTAAGTCTGTTGCTGTTTCTATTTCTAATTGTTTTGTTTTTTCTTGAAATTTTGTCTTACTTACAACGAAGGTTGCTTCACTAAGGTTCTGCAAACCAAATTGGGACATTAGTTCTTTTTCTCCAGAGTAACCACCACCAGAGTCTTCCATATACATTTCAATGGAAGATTGTTTATTAAACTTGGATAGTGCATCTTCTCCAAGAACATTGTCTTCTGCAACTAATGTACGATCAAGATAATATACAGAATGCCCCCTATGATGAATAGCTTCTGCAACTAAGTCAGCATATAAAGATTTCTCAACTGCCAAGTGCGACCGCCACTGCCAAGCACGAGGTTGATTGGTTGTGGTAGCTGCAAGGCCGGGGGAATGAAAATGTTTATTAACCGCCATTAATTATCCTATCATATAATTAACTGGCAACTCAAACGTAAGTTGAATTTGTTCTTCTAACTTATTAATCTCTTCTTGTGCCTGTGAATAGATAGCATCACCATTCATGGTAACACCACCAAGCATTGCAACACCACTGAACTTTGATAGGTTTGCGCCCCACTGTTGTTTAATAAGAGCAGTCGCATACCTCTTGAGGAATATATCATCATAAATATCTGTAAATGTTGTTGGGTCTATTTTGCGATAACACTCTGCAATGATATAGTCCTCACCAGCAACGAAGTCGTTTGTCCAATCTCCATCAATGTAAAGACGATTCTGGTGTTGGTTAAATCTAATTGGTGTTTCTCCAACGAGAATATGTTCTAGAAGGTCTAGGTTATCCATTGCCATCTGGTATTGAATGACAGAAGTAGAAGATAGGTCATACAAGTCATTAAGGCGCAACTGGTAACGAACATCAAACATGTTACTACCACCGCCCGTACCCGTGAATGGCCAGACCTGTATTACAGACACGACAGCAGAAGGCATCGGAATATAATTAGTACCCTCTAGAAATGTATCAGTAATAGAATCATCTACTGTATCGGTTCCAGTTGTGGTTGCATTTGCGATCCCCCGCGCCACATCTGCTTCGGTAATCAGATGTTTGAGATACATTTTCTCAATACCATCATAATGATACTGTGCAAAGTATTGTAGAGCTTCATCAATGCGATCATCTGCTTGATCATCTGATATGTTAATATCAATAACCCCAGAACCCAATGCCCTTAGGCAATACGATTTAAATGTTGACTTGCTTGTAGGTATAGCCATGAAGATATCCTTTTTACTATATTTATAAGATTTGTTTTATTGCGATAGTGGATATCGTAGGATCAAGGTTAGTGGGTAGTGCTTGATAACTGGAAACCGAAGTTATTCAGTTATCAAATGCGGTTAACTGTTTAGTTACCCAGCAACATAAGCTTTACCAGCCGTTATGGCATCTGTGTAAGCCGTCTTGCTAACACTAGAATCAGAATACCAAGAGTGCGCTGCCTGAAGTTCAAGATGGTCTGTATTGCGGGTGACCACGTTTGTTTTGCTGTCTAAAGAGACAGTGTAATCGAGTTGATTTATTGACCATGTTGCAGCCATTTTAATTATCCTTCTAGTGCGGTTATTCTGGAGGTGAGCGCAATATTCTGCTCTCGCAGTTCCTTGATAGCAGCGACCAGTAACGGAATGGTCCCCTCATAGCTTAGACCTAGATTCTCGACGCCGTCATCATCTACAGTACCTTCATCGACAGCCTCTGGAAGAGCGGTCACCCAATCTTGAGCGATTAGAAAGGGCCGTTTTTTTACGTCATCTGCTTCGTTATTAAAGTGGCCCGTCATTGCCCGGCAATTTGCGATCTTGTCGAGCGCATTCTCAATGGGCACCAAATTTTTCTTCTTTCGGAAATCAGAGTTTGAGCTCCAACTCGTTCCACCATTTGATAGATAAACACCTTGTCCAGAATTCCCGACAGTTGTACTGCCAGTTCCAACGTAGAAATTAGAGTCGGAACTGGTCTTGAAACCCATGCACACTTCAACTTGTCCGGCTTTAAGCATGTAGAAAACGTTGGCAACGTCGCCAGCCGTATGTAGTTCTAGCTTAGAACCAGCGGCACTTGGTGTTGTCTTACCAATCAGCAACTGGCCGCTGGAGTTGATGCGCATACGTTCACCACCAACATTAAAAGACGTGAATGCGGCCGCATTGGTCTCGTTATTGTTAATTATAAAACCACCTGTTTTATACTTAACCATGTCAACGGTGGTCGCCGTCCCCCCAGCCGCATTGTCAGTAATGAGCCGGATGATTGCGCCAGCAGATGTTCCGTTTGTCGTGTTGTATACATCCAAATAACGGAGCGTATTTCCTGCCGCAGTAGAACCCCCAATATTCACATTGCCGTTCGCTTCGATGCGCATACGTTCTGCGTTGTTGGCGTAAAACGCCATTGGATGATTAGTAGTCGTACCTAATGACCCGTTTGCACTTGAAGTGTTGTACAGGATGGTATTGACGGTGCCGTCGTTAACGGAAATACCGGCGTTTGTGCCCGAAACAACGGCTAGCTTTGTCCCCGGAGCCGTCGTGCCAATACCGACGTTGCCTCCAGCGTCGACGGTCATTCGTATTGTGTCATTTGATCCGAAAGAAAGATCGTGGTTGCTGCGTGTAACTAATGCCAACGCCGCTGATTGTGTAAATAACCCGCCAAATACAGTTGCGGAAGCTGCATCTTTTATGTGAATACCGTCGTTTGTTCCACCGACTACTTCAACCTTAAAACCCGGAGCCGCCGTGCCAACACCGACGTCACCCGCACTGGTCAAAGTCATCTTGGTCGCAGCAGCTTCACTTGCACCCGTCATAAAGTCTAATGAAGTTGCATTAGAACTAGAACTAAAGTCGCCCTCTGCACGAGCCTGAATTGCAGCTGCAACCAATACTGCATCTGTTCCAGTGCCTTCGTCTGGTGCTT